TGATCGATTCCATGATCAGATCATTATAAAGACTTTTCTCGTTTGAATTTCCCTGTGAAAAATATGGATTCAGCATGATTATCCCTATCCGAGATAAATTCCTAAAGGCATTTCATAGACACTTCTTGCTTCTTCCTTGATTCTCTGAATGTCTTCACGAGCTTCGGACAGGATTCGTTCTCCTGAATATGTGATTCCACCAGGAAGTTGAATTCCCCCATACTTAGAAAGATTCTCTCCCCATTGCTGCTTGATCAGAGCTGTCGCATATTCTTTTAGGAAAATGTTGTCATAGACGTCTGCTGGAGAATTGATGTCGCTGTCTGGATCTAGAAGCAGTCTTTCTGCATCGATGATGATCCACTGATCCAGACGAATGTCGGATCTCCAGTCGACATGGATTCGAAGTTCATGCTCATAACGAGTGAAGTCGATTTCCTGTTGCGCTCCAGACAACTGGAGTTGAAGCATTCGGAGGTGTGACTGCCACTGATTCCAATACTGAAGAGAAGTTCCAAGATGATTAAATGACAAGAAGTCTGTCAGTCGCATCTGATAGACGGGATCGAATATCGCAGACGACGTCATTCCCTGATCTGAAAGAGGAAGAATCCGATGGACGTGTGTGATTATGGTTGGAATAGGAATGAATCGATTCTCAATGTCCTCAGCAGTGATCTGATACTTATGAAGAATTCGCGCTGTCGAATCGTAGTGGAATTCATTGAAGAAGTCTATCGCATCCTGAAGTCGATCCCAGATCTGATCCTCTGCGACGTTGATGACGATCGTCGGAGCACCAAGTCTACGAAGACAGTAGTCTTTGAGCTGAACTAGAGAATTGATCTTCATGTTTATTAGAGTTGATTCAGATAGACAGGAATATCTTTACGTTGACTGTTGGAATCATAGAATGGAAGAACCAGCATTTCAATCTTCTGACCAAGTTCTGCCTGAAGATCATTCAAGACGACGTAGAAAGAATTCAGAGCCTCGACGACACTCTCCATCGGTGAACCCGTCTCGAGTTGAGAGATGTCTCCAAGATCAAGTTGAAGTTGATCGACTTCTGCTTGAATCGAGACGATGTGCTCAACGACAGAAGACAGTGGAGAACCACCCAAGATCCCTGCACCGTCTCCGACATTCTCAGAAAGCTGATTGAATTTTTGTCTGAATTCTTCTAGAGTGTCAGACCTTGGAACGCTAATGATAGCCATTAATGTGTCTCGTTATTTCCTTTCAGGATAAGTATGAACTCAGAAGAACCCACTTATTATTTCTTCGAACGTATGCGGCTCCATCGGCGGGTGCATCCGGAAAGATGTTCTTCAGCTTGATCTTGTATGTCGTTCCATCTCCTCCATTCTCTAACTGAAGAGGAAGAAATTCATTTCCAGTGCGGGCAGTCAATTCTTCTAGTTCAACGATGTATTTATCTGGATCAGCCATGGTCTTTATCTTTAGAAAATTAATTACTTGATGTAGATGAGAGTACAGACGAATTCAGAGGCTTCTACTTTAGAGGATCTGGTCGGAGAAGAATCATCTATAATTACGTTGACGTAAAGTGGATCAATCGTGACAGTGTACAACCGATCATCCCAGAGTCGTTCGTTTGGTCCAATCCAGTTTCCAAAGGAATCCTTTACCAAGACATTACATGAAATGATCTTGTCATAGTCGAGACCATGAACCACAGATGAGACTTCATTGCTCGGAGAAGCGCCAAGAGTTCCAGTTGTTCCTCTCAGATGAATCATTCGAATTTCTGGAGAAGCATGACCAAACTTGGTGAATCCATTCACAGTCATGACGGTGTTCGTGTTGTTGACACCGATCTCGACGTTTCCAGTTTCCTCGATCGAGATCAGAGGAGTGAATGCTGCATCCTGACCATAGATCTTTCGTCCGAGATGAAGATATGCAGGGACGTCCGGAGAAGCATCGTCGTTCGAGGGAGTGACATGGAGCCCCATCCGATCGCCGCTTTCAGGAGTGATCATTATGTCACCATAGACGGGATCAGAAGACCAGACCTCCAGCGTCGACTGAGGATCTTGTGTCATGATCCCGACTTTCTTTGAACTCGCCTTGACCCGAATGACTTCGGATCTCTGAATCGGAGAATCCCCATAGTTTTCGATGATCGTGATCGCAGTATCACCAACCACATCTACCTGTTCGATCGGAAAATCGTAGATCTGAGTGTAGTTGGTATTAGTCTTGATCCAATTCAAGACTTCTGCTATCGAGATCCTTCGGGTACTATTGGCTCGTCCAAGTGGTTCTTGAATAACAAATGAATAGGATCCTGTAATGGCATTGCCTGTAATTGGATCTAATTCAGAGATGTACTTATCGTTTGACATTTATTTTTCTACGAAAGATGTCTTTTTCAGGCTTTCTTGAAGACTCCAAATTGATTCAAGATACTCACGACGACGTCAATCATTTTCTCGATGATCGGAAGAGTCTTGTCAGATACATCATAGACGCTCTGAATGGACTTGACGACGAGTTCGAACTTCATCTTTCCCTGACCGCCTTCTGGAAATAGAGCCTCAAGTTGTTGAACGACCTGAATCACCAGGGGAAGCAGATTAAGAATAATTTTGACAGTTTCAAGCATGATTTGTATTCCTCAATATGGATGACAAGGTTTCTTTTAATTCCATTAGTTCTTTTTCGAGTCTCAGAATTCTATTCTCCATAGAATTCATTTTTCTCAACTGGATCTTCCTCGCTTTATACGAAGTCAATGCAGTGTTATCTGTATTTATTAAAGCTTTGGACTCTGTATCTTTACAGAGTCCAGTTACTTCAGTTTTTTCTAGAATCATGTTCTATCATTACATCTGAAGAGCAATCACTCGAAGATCCGACACCTTCGGAACAATTGCTGAATCATTCTCATTTCCAAGAAGACCGATCTTGACTGCAAATTGCTTGAACCCAGTATATGTATTTCCATTCGATGAATACTGAACTCCAGGATTGAGTTCATTTGTTGAAAACATATTTTCTGGAAACTTAAAGTCTATGGCCCGATAGTCATTGACATTTTTCTCAGAAGAATAAATTGTATCACCAACTCGTTCAAGTTCGATCCAAGATTTCTGACCAAAGACGTCGCCATCCTGGTTGTTGAGGATCTTTGCCCAAACTCTTACAGGATATGTCGTCGAGATTCTTGGTGGAACATAAGCGGTCAACGAAACCAGAAGATCTTCGGCATCTTGCCCTTCAGCAAGAGTCACAACCTTCGAAATGTATTTATTCCTGAGACTTCCTCCAGATGGATTTGTTTCATTCGTAACATCATCATTAATGAGATTATGAACAAAGACTGCACTTGACCGATTTACATCGATAACTGGAGAAACCCAATCGGATGAAGTCGACATAACGCATCTTGCCTGAGCAGATGCAGAACTAGATCGTCTGATGACTTCATTAGATCTAGATAGTAAAGATCTCTGAGTATCAAACGAATTGTTTGTCTTTGATAATACATTACGATATGAACTAAACGTATCAGATGAAGTGATGATTTCTCTCAATGAATAGTCTAATTTAGTGTTTGTAAAGACTATATTGTTAGGATTGAATTGAATCGTTGAATAGGGAAAATCATCCACTGAACTGATTTCTGCCGTGACTGCAGAATTCAATCCAATGATCTTGGATCCTGCAAAGAAGTGTCCATTTGAATTTGACAAGACCATCTTGTTTGTGCGACGATTAAATGATGTCAGAGTGGCCAATCCATAGGCTATAGAAGATACTACAGCAGTTGCATTCTTTGCAGAGAGCGGAGATCCAGATTGAACAGATATTGCTTCGCCAGACGTAAATCCATTCTGATCAGTGAAATAGACGTTGTTAGAAATTGCCAAGACTGTTCCAGACTTTCCAGAAGAAGCTCCAGTCAAGACGTCGCCAACTTCGATTGCCTCAGAACCCGCAATCGAACCAAGTGTCAATTTCTCTGAACTCGCGATACGTTCACCATACTGAACGAATGCTTCTGAACGATCTGTAATTGTAAAGAATTCTGTAGGATTGTTTCCAAACATCGCGGTTCCGGTTCCGACAGTGAACTTGGCGCGATTGAATCGAACTTTAAGATCGATGTCCGGAACGATGTCCCAATTCAGATTGTTGTTGGTCGTATAGACGTTGCCGGTCAATTGTCTGGAAGTTACCTGTTGACCGGTTACTAGATCATTCTCACCAAGACGAGAAACCCAGAAGTATGTATTCGGATTCAATCCTTCTGTATGAATAATGAACGCATACTGGGTATTGTTCAACAAGAACACCGGATTCTGGAAATTGACTCGAGTATATTGGGATGCATTCGAGGAAGTCTTGATTCGAGGATCATTCCATTTCATCCAGACTTCCGAATAAGGAACCTGAGTTCGAGTAATACCTCCAGCAGTATTCATTTCCCGAATCTCAAACCAGACCCCCAATTTATTTGCAGTATCTACAGATTCGATCCAGACGTCAACTGAAGTCAAGAAAACCCCATCTTGTTCTTTAGGTGCTTTCACAAAAAACGAATAAGCCATGCACGATGGACCAACGATCTCAACCTCTTGCCGGACTCTAGTCTCAGTCTTCGTCTCCTTGACTATATCTGTCTGAACAACGGTATGTTTAGTCGATAGAATCGTATTCTGTTTCTGTTGAATGAGCCCATGAGCAACGAAGTATCCAGTGGCAAACGAAGTAGCATCGATGGCATTGGTCGGAGAATCCGTGATCTTGACTTCTTTTGTTCCAATTCGGAATTTTTTACCGCTTCTTGGCAAAATCAGATGAAAAACAAGATCTCCGAATGCATCGGATTTTAACTGTCCACCAAGTCGAATTGGATTTTCTGGAATATAAACTGGAAAATCAAAATTATCTAGATCTCCGTCCCAGCTTTCTGGAATTGTATATGGGATCACATAATTATTCATATTCTCATTATCAAAGAAAACATTGAATGTCGTATGTGCCTTTAGTCCTTTTACATAAATTAGGATTGACTGAGGACGAATATATGTTGCTAATGATGTATCTGTGACGAATGTTCCTAATTGTTCTGTCGTAGTCTCATCAGTATACGTTAGCTTTTGCTTAGTAGTCGTTCCTGTTCGTTTTTCTGTAGTTTCTGTTTCAATTAAGAATCTATCTTTTCCAGATTTAGCAGGATCATAGGTTTTGCCGGCTTTCATAGCATCGGCATACGAAGAATATGATCCGATGTAATATTTTGGATCTAGCGTTCCGGATCTATCACTAGTACGTCTGTCATAGACATTATAACCGGTAATATAGTCTGCCCAAGCACCCCATTCTGTACCTAGAATTGTTTCTTGATCATCTCCTTCGAATGTAAAATCTTGTTGGATCGTTTTATCATATGTTGTGGTGTCAACCCAGATGTCTGTATCTGGACGCATTTCTACATTTCCAATGTACCTAAAGACGCTCTGTTCAATGTTGCGTCTGGTGGTCGCTTTCATTTGTTCAATGAAAGAAACTTCGGTGTATGGAAGCGTAATCAGAGTCTTATTCAGTCTGACTCCGGAAGAAAGAGTAGACAAATATCGATATGCAAAAGAATCCATTGTATAGAAGGGTCTTAAGCATGTCTCAACTTTGTCGACAGCAATCTTATAATCAGAATTTTTTGTATCGCCGAGAGAATGATCCATGAAAGGATCAACGAAGAATCCATTCTTGAATCTATCAAGACCATTTTCATCCGTGATGATCATGTCATTGGTCTGTTTTTCAAGAAGATTGATCGACGTGTAGTATTCGAGATTCTTGATTCGAGACTTCAAGACTCCGATGTCACGCATCGTATGACGCTCGAAAGTGATCTTGTCTACTCGACATGCCAGATCAGTTCTGCCGAGGATTCTTCCATATGTCGCCGAGATAGACGGATAAGGAGGAATATAGACCTGAGCAACACCCATGACGCTTTCTGGAATCTGAGGGGTCACTGGGAATACGGCCGGAAGTCCTGTAATTACTCCGAATGTGCCATTCGGATTCGCGATGACGACGTCTCTTCTTGCCAGATAATATGAATAGTCGACAAAAATAGATGTCGATGGAAATGCAAGTCGAAGTCCATTGGGGGCTTTCTTGAATTCGGATGATGCTGCAGGATTTTCGGTTGCACCAGCAACACTTGTCGAATTGGCTGCAGTATTCTCTTTAACTGACCTAAAATCTAGATAATCCCTAAGATTGTAAGTCCGTCCAGTCTCTGGAGAACGATAGATGGGAATCTCATGTGTAAAGATCGTTGTCGAAGTGATCTTTGTATCATCAATGGGATATGAATCAACTGAGAAATAACCAACACCCTGAGTAAAGTCTGGTTCAAAGAAATCAAGTTCGATCAAGAGATGATCGGTTTCTGTCAAAGCGTATCCAGTTCGAAGTTGAATCGATGCATGATCATAAAAGTCATCCATTTGGCCATTATTAAAGATGAATTGATCTGTGACATCAGATCCCTCGACGCTAGAAGTAAATGTGCTCCCAGACTTCTTTCGAATACTATGAATCCGAAATACATCAGAAATACCAAGATTAATCGGTTTAGTCAGAATTGGAGGAGAATCTTCTCCTACAGAAGAACAATCAATCTTGACGAATCTATTGGTATACAGAAGTTTCTTGGTTTCAAAGGCAGTATTTCTAGAAACCAAGAAAGATACAGAGACGTCCTTCTCACCATCTAGGACTTCTTTGATGTCGATGGCAAGATTTCTACTTGATACATCAACAGATGCTGTTCTAGTAGCACCCGCGGCACTTCCAACCATGTTTAAATTGATGTGATCTCCAGCATAATAGACCTTTTCGAATGATTTAGAAACTACAGCACCTGATAAAGGTCTGTCTACAGTCAATGATGTAGTTCCAACAATATTCGTGATGATATATGTGCCAGTAGTATCAGCAATCTCAATTCGATCGCCGATATTCAATCGATTAAAATTCGTTCCAGTAAGGGTAGTTCCTCCAGAAGAACCATTAACAGTTCCAGAAAGCGTAACTGAAGCATTTTCTTTTAATACTACAAAAATGTTGAGTTTTTCTGCAGAAGAAAGTACACCCTCACCATAGGCAAATTGCTCTAATGCAGTCGTAAATGGAACATTCAGAGTGCCATTTGCAGCGAGTGTCAGATTTTGAACAGTTCTCTGAAAGATAAAAGACGTATCAGAAAGGTCATTATCGCTTCGAATCGTTCGAGTGAAGTCGGTTCCAAGGGGATACAGAAGGGGCTGGAAATATCTCTGCTGAAGTTCGGCGTTTCCAGTTACGTTGTTGAGTACGACGTCAGCAAAGAAACTGGTCGGAGAAGAGCAATAGATCGAACGAAGCTTAGGAAGACCTCCACAGAGTCCATTCATACGAATATCATAGAGATAGATTCTCATTCGTCCAGAAGGAGTTCCAAGATTTCCAGATTCATGCGCGATAGACTTGACTCTGGCAGTACCAATCAATTGACCCGATGGCGCAGTCGTACTGGGAATGATATTAGTAATACGCTTTTCGCCAATATCTGGAGAATTCCCTCCAGAACAATATAGATTGACTAGAGTTCCCTCATCAAGAACCGGGATTCCAACAACCTCTTCGATGATAACATAGTTAGAAGATCTTGCAGAGAGAATCTGTTGGTTAACATATTCATACGTCGTACTCTTGGGAGTTGAAATGTGTTGAGTCACCAGAGTCTCAACTTCATATCCTTTGACATATGACAAACCAGGTTCAATATCGATTGCAAGAAGAGTAGAATTCCCACCTTCGGATGCAGTCAGATAACCCTCATTGACTCCGGTATCAAGATGTTCTCGAGTTCGAATGCCATGACCTCGAATTGTATAATCGCCAGATTCATCATAGGTTCTCTTGGCTATCTCATCCCCGATGACAGCATACTGAGGACGATCATATCTTGCTTGGACAACGCCATCTTTGATTGTAAAGAGTTCAACAAAAGATGGAAGCGCTGTGACATTATCGAGATCTATCTTAGTTAAAGATGCTTCGATCTTTAGTCGATCTGCACCGGGTGCATTGTAGTTTGGTGTTCCATTCGAAGGATCTAGAAGAGATTCATCGTCTGTCTCGGAGACGATTTCATTGTTGATGTTGAAACCAATCTTGCATGATGGAATCTTTGAAAATGCATCCAGAATGATGGATTGACGCGTAAAATCAATGAAGAAACCATGTGAAAATACGACACCCTCTTCGATCGTGAAAAGAGAGCCAGTTCCCAAAACCGGAACTGCACCAAAAGACTCTTGTTTAATCTTTATTGTCGTAATCTGAGAATCTACATCGAATGCATTCTCTCCTGGAGTGAATAATACAGCATTAGTCGTCGCAGAACCAGAGATGTAGCGAATCATTGCTGGATAGTAGACGACGCCATCTTGGACGATCTCTTCAACCCAGATGACTTTGGCCTTCACTCCAGAAGTTGATCCCTGAAGAGTTTTCCCCTTGAATGACATCGGATTCGTGTAGTTTCCTGCTGAATTCTCCGGTAAGAGAAGTACATAGGGGAAGTTCAAGTCTATGTCAAACTGACCCCCAGTAACCAAAGATCCCTCATCAAAGATATGACGACCAAACTTCTCTATCTGATACTGAAGTGCAGTCTGTTGCTGAGTCAATTCTCTCGCTTGAACTGGATACCCAGGCTTATACAAGACGCGATAATATCCTTTGCTCTTGTCAAAATCATCACGATACGGAGGCTGAAAAGTTATGATGGTCATATGATGTTTATCTTCTTACAGAAAACTTATTGATTATAGATCTTCTTTAAAATTTAGAATTGGATGACTAGACGAATCTCTTCACGGGTGGATTCAGTCCTCTGAATCGGAGAACGATGTTCCATAAAGATGATCTCACCAGAATATGGTTCATAGTCAGGATCATGCACTGCCGTGATCGTTGCAGAATTGGTCTCATTCGAAGAAATCGTGATTCCTGGAGTAAATGGATCAAATCCGGTCTTTTCGTTCTGATGGAAGTATAGAGTTCCAGATCCTTCAGAGAATTCATATCGATCTACGAATGCGACTGCCCGATTGACGCCGTCTCCTCCAGAAGAAGCTTCGATGATATCGTCATCTGGATTAAATGTTCCAGTGATTTCATAGAGATTCAGGTACTTGAGACAATTCGCGGTAGTCGCTGTCAGAAGAGAAGTGCCACCAGATTCCAGAGGATTTCTAATCAGACCGATCTTCCGATAGTCATTTGTAACGACGAACTTGCCGTCTTCATCTCCCTCTACATCTACGGCGATCTCGACATTGTATCCGCCGAGTTCTTCAACAGGATTGTAACCATGTCCGCCTCGAGGAGAAAGAACCGCTCGAGCTTTTGCGCCGAATCCATTTCCAGAATCAGTGATCACAACTCTTGCATAGTCATAGCCAGTTCCATGATTCAGACCAAGTTGATCTTCAGTCAGAGTAATATCAATCTTGGTGATCGTCCCATTGACAATTCCATCAATTGGAATTTCTGCAAGAGCACCGGATCCATTTCCTTCTAGAGTAACAGTCGTGGTCTCATTGTCATAGTTGAAACCACCTTCTTCTACGATGATTCGAAAGATTCCTCCTTCGATGTCTTCTTGATCAAGATGCTGTTCAGTTTTTTCTCGAACTGGGGTATACGAGTTGTTATAGAAGTTGAGTGCATCGTTAGTCGCGATGGTATACATGTAGTGCCAGACGTAGCCATCGGAGTATCGTCTTGGCTCGATTGAAGTCAAGTCTGTATGAACTGGGATCTGAGTGGAAGTTCCGGGACCAGCAACGATGCATTTGTATACATTAAAAGATGGAGTCACGACATAGAACTGAGTGTCGTAGATCGTCTTGACAATGGAACAAGCACCTTCATTAATGACCTGCTCATATGCATCGTCCCATGCCTGATAGACCTGACCGGCGGTCCAGAGATATGTCGGAATCGCGTTGACCATGTTGTCTTCTAAGACGCGCTTCATCGACATCATCTCATTGTATGCATGAGACTTATAGTACTCACCATCAATGGGTGCATCGATCGTTCCATCGATGTTGCTGTCTATATCATCATTCCACGGATCAGACTTACCAATCCAGAGATAGAGGTAATTTTCCTGAGGAGACCCAGAAAAATCTGCGATGAAGTTCTTTGCGTTGTGAATTCTTTGATTCTTTGTAACGATGGCTGTCATGGTTTTTCTTTATGAAAGAGAAGAAATTTGTGTTATAAAATTATTTATAATTTAAATCGGTGGCGGTGCTATCCAGGGAGTTGACCACATCCCCGCCTGTAGCGCACTCTCAGCCTTATCCAGCGCCGCGTCTACCGCTTCGCCGTTGGCGTATTTCGATGTGTAGGTCTCAGCCATCAGGCGGGTACTCCGAAGTTGACGCCATCAGCAGTGGCGAAGTAGTTGCCATCGGCGGTAAGCCATTCACGTAGATCTAAAGGAACTTGTGTAATTAATGATCCAGTATTATAGTCATGCTTTTCTAGTTCCTGAATCGGAATATCCGGATACTCTTCGATCTTGGTTCCAGAATGAAAGACGAATCGAGTTGCAAATTCATCTTGGAAATAGAGTCGACTGATTGCAATGAACCACTTGGTAAACTTGGTATCAAACTGGGGTCTTTTCATTCCTACAGAAATCTGCAAGAAGATATAGACCTTTCTGAAGAGAACTTCGATATATCCGAATGCCTGACTACTAGGCATTCGGCCCGTATTCGAATAAGATTTCAACAGTAATGTACTGAAGACGATGAATCCCGCAGGATGCAATAGCAACTTAAATAGATTCATCCATCTATTTTCTGCTACTTCAGTCTTGACGTCATATGAATATTGTTGATAATACCAACTGTCTTGTAGGAATACCCGATCAGACAAGAATCCATCATTGTTCTCAAAGTTTCCTTTTGAGAGAGTAAATCCCTTTAGTTCCGAATTATATTCATCGAGAGCAACCTTGCTCTTGCCGACATCTTTCCATTTACCATCAGAAGCAATCAACACGGCTTCCCATGGAAGATAGACTTCCGAGTCGACGTCGAACATCAATCGAAAGAAAGCCTTTATTCCATTCTGAGAGCCCTTTTCATAATAGAGTTTCCTTACGTTCTTGAGAAAAGTTCTCTCGTCGATCTTCAGTTCTTTGGAAGAACCAAAGGTCTTTGCGAATTCTTTAAACCAGAGATCCAAGACTCTGATGTCAGAAGCATCGAGTGTATCAACGTCTCGAGTTTCATAGAGAGTATTGAATTTTGTTGATATGCCAGAGAGATCCGACATGTTCTCAGACAAATAGTATTGTCTGAGAAATTCAACAAGAGGCTGGATGTCGTCTCGAAGATTGTGAGGAAACAACTCATTAACAGAAATAATGTCTTTCGAACCAATGAGTGGATTCGCATGAGTGTTGAGCTTGAATATAGTTTTATTCTGAAAATCTTCAGGAAATGCTCTGTCTACAGTGAGCAGACCATCATTGCTAACATTTATAATGGTGTAATTTCGACTCAGTCCAGTGATTCCAAGAATTGTTCCTTCGGATAATGCAGTAAATTGGGTGTCAGTTCCTATGAGTAGAGTCGTATTCTTGCTTCCGCTGACCTTTCCTACCAACTGAATCGAAGTTCGATTAGTTTTATTTATCGAGACACCGCCACCGACGACTCGACCAACAGAGATCAAGCTCCGTCTCTGTTTAAGAGCCTCTGTATTAGTCGGCTTGAGAAGACTAAGTTCTTCTGTAGGGGTCATGACTATCGCTCAAACGTCGGAATGTTTCTCGGAGTGGCATTGGATCTGACTGCACCAGGATAGACGTTCAGTTCCACATAGTCAGGAATTGCCCGAATCGTGAGTTCGTTTGAATCGATCGAAATCAATTGATTCCGCGTGGGAATTATATCATTGGATTTTGGATTAATGTAAAGAAAGATCGTCGTATCGACATCTGGTCTGAAACCATAGATATAGATTATCTTTCCCAAGATGTCTATATAGCCTACGTCAACGTTTTGAACGACTTGTTCGCCGCTCGAACTGGAATACATCAGGATTAATTTGCGTCGATTCGTATTATTTGGATCTTCAGTATCGATGATATAATGAGCCCGATCATTGATTCGGAAAAGACTCGACTTGACAAAGGCATCATTTTTATCAAAATCATAGAATTCTGTGGGGATGTTCAGGAAAAAATCATTCTCCTGATTTGCTTTTGCCAGAAGCCGCTTGATCAGATAGACTCTGGCGATAGAGTTCTCGATTGAGACTTCTGAACTGTCGATCGCAGCAAGAAACTTGGAATATCTGAATGGTCCTTCGAAAGTATTGAGATATTTGTTCGAGAAGTTGATCGTCGCAGTTTTGATAATGTCTACGATTGCCTGAGAAGAATTAGTCGTATTAGCAGGATTATATCGAACTTCGACATCAAGTCCAATATAGGTATATTCTGCATCTATGATTCTTGGAGAGACTGTCGCGACAGCTTTGGGTCTTAGTACCGAGCCCAGAATGTATTGTTTCATCGAGTCTGTCAGAACCAGACCTCCAGCAGGCTTGATCGCGATGTAGACTCTTCCGAATTCTGCAGGAACATTAGACTCTCCACCCCAGACATTGATCGACTCTACCTGAGGAACTTCACGTTTTATGATCGCAGCATAATCATTAAACGAAACACATCTATTCTGAGCTTCGAAGTAGTAGGGCGCATTGAATCTAATAGAATCTGCAGTCTCTTTGTCTCGACCACCGGTAGCAGAGGCCGTAGACCTGATGATGACATTTTCACCTACACCAGAAAAGATGACGTCTGTCTTGAAAACAGAGATACCGTTAGCGGCAGCGCCATTCGAGTAGATGTATTCAATCTCGACAATGTTTCCTTCAGTCGGAGAAACTCCGACTCCTCCATCCGGAAAATAGATCTCATAGAGACCCAGAGCATTTTCTTCGATGAAATAGATAGGAGTGGTGTCGTCAATGGCAGAAAAATATGTGAATTGCTTGTATGTCGTAAAGAACGCGCTTTTCTCAGTCTCTTTCACTCGAACTTTGATTGTACTGGTGTCGACGTCTCGATCAGGAATCTCAAACTTTGGATATGACTTTCTGACGTCGAAGAAGTATCTGACGGTCTTGCGTCGTCCTTCTCTCAGGATGACGTTCGAGAAATAGAAGTTACCATTTCCATTCTTAGTGATGGTATATGAATCTGTCGTATACCAAGAAAGACCGCCACCTGTAAAAAGCACGTCTGCGGGAATTGTGAGTGACGATCCATTATAGCTCATCGGTGGAACGACTGTCAGATTGATTGACGCGGTTGAACATGCAACAGATCTTGTAAGATAACCAAGTTGTTTCGCGAGTGAAACGATGTTGGGTCTCGCTTGAGCTGAATCAAGAAATAATTCATTCAACGCCAGATGAGCAGTCATGGCATTCATCTGAGTATTATATGCCAACAGATCCAGAAGAATAGAAATGCCAGATGCTTCGAAGTTGTAGTCGACAAATTGATCTTGTGCCGACAAAAAGTCTTTAAGATTCTTCTTGATCTTATTGAAATCAAGATCAATATTGGTTCCCTTCAGAGTCGTGACGAGTAATTGTGAGGTCGACATATTTCTTTCTTTTTCTGTTGTGTTTATCTGGTTCGACTGAGTCTCACTTCAAAGACTTCTGGTGTAAGATTTGCAATTGAGAATCTGATCGTGATCTCGATCGCGTTTTCATTCGGTCGATTATCTACTTCGACGTCTTTCACGATTGCTCTTGGTTCAAATAATTCGATCGATCGTTTGACTTGATCCTCTATATCCAAAGAATTCAATCGATGCAAGTCGAATAGAAAACCTCCAAGAGGTGTTCCAAACTCCATGTTGAAAAGTTTTTCTCGAGGCTCTGTCATAACAAGATTATACAGAGCTCTCATTACAGCTTTCACTTCTTCAAGAGGGCTGATGTTTCCAGTGATTGGATGCGCGATCAGTCTCAGATCCAAGTCCTTGTAAATCTGATCTCGAGCATATATGTCTTCATA